GGTTCTTGATGCCCCGGACATGACCGCTTTGATGGTCTTTGTCGTGGCATCAAGAACCAAAGTAGCCATCTTTATTCCTTACGAAAGAAACCAAGCTTGCCGACTACCGATGGACGTAACCACCGAAGGATAAGTCACAAAGACGTTTTTTGTGCCTGAACCAAAGTTCACCAGTGAGCCTGAATTACTAGACGATATAACCGTGTCTCTTGATAACGTCGTTCCACTGGATGTGTACGTTCCTACCCCGACTTCCCAGTTTGAACCTGATTGATCTGCAATGGTGTAATAGGTATTGTTTCCGTTTCCTATGACGGAAAACGATTGGAAACCTACAACCGCACCGGCAAGCGTTATCGTGCCTGTACCAGTGGTAGCCGTAGTCTCCTGTACACGGTCTGCGACAACAAAAGCCATATCATGCTGACAAGCTGAAGGTGTAAGTTACAAGCAGGATGTCACCGTTCACTACTGAACGATCCCCTGGCGATTGGAAATCTGCCGCTGAAAACAACGTGCCAGTCGTACCACTTTTCGTGCTGCTGCTTGTTAAAAAAGCACCGCCAATGGTCGTCGTACCGTTGATCGTGTACTGAGCTTTGCTAGCAGAATTCGTTACCACTGAAGGGTTGGCACTTGTTGCTGCTGCAAACGTAGCCGCCGGACGGGTTGATTCACTATAAGCGGTTACTTCCGTCCACCCAGCATGAGACGACATCGTGTCACTAGCGGCTGGGTTGTTACTTGATGCAGCCCCATATACACCTAAATACCAACTGGTGATCTGCGTTGTGCTGGTTAAAGCAGTACCAGCCATATATTGCAGACCAACATTAACCACTAGGTTTTTAGTCTCTGCAACCCACTTTAAGTTGCCGTCTTTGTCAAAGCACTCAGCAATATACTTGCCGGTTGCTTTCAAACCTTCAGTCGCTTGAGGGCTGGTGATCAAGCCACTTGCGGCAACGTCAATAATTTTTGCTTTCAGTTCCATTATGCAATCCTCATAATTGCGTTAGTGGCATCGTCAACTGGAAACGTAATAACCAGATTCTGTGCCGTTTTGGTGATATTAACCCCGAAATTTAAAACACACACTGACCTGTTTCCTTGGCTGCTGTTGTAGATCAAAGCGCCATTGGTCGTCAATGTCACGTTGCTGAACGTCGCATTTTCAAATGACCAATAAGCAGTTGTTCCTTGAAAGGCTGGTGTGATGTTTGTGAGTGTGATGCCCCCAGCGGTATAGTTGGTTCCACTGGAGGACACCTCCCCGGCTGTCGTGTACGCAGTAGTAGAGGCACCGAGATCCGCATTGGCGGTATATAAGGCCAGTTTAAACACATCGCCTGTCCCCGTCGTAAAGTTATGCAGCCCTTGGGCTAACTCCACTTTGAAGCTGGTCGTTAGTGTTTGGATAATTGCCATCAGACCACCTTATCCCGCACCTGACCAGATCGGTAAGCATCCTGTCTTTCAAGACCATCACCAAGGCGTTTTGCAAGTATGAGGGCTTCTTTATATCGGTTCGTTATATTGGCTATCTGATCCGGTTCTGCTTTCAAGAAAGTGGAAGCTTCTACTAATGCCCCATAGAGCAAGACCGTATCAAAGTTATCACTAAGCCAAGTTGTTTTATTGTCATCATCCCCAACCGTGATGGACTCTGGATAATAAAAATAATGCAACTCCACGGAATATCCAGCATCTGGCGTCGGGCCAAGAATGAAGCTCAACTCTGTGGATATAGACCCGCCAACCACTGTTGGGCCGAATAAGGCATAGCAATAAGGACGCCCTGTATTCCCAGCACCTGTGGGAATAGGAAATGACTCCCGTATAAAGTTCACGTCCTTGTTAAGCAGATAATGATAGGAGCCATCATTGTCAATCACAGCCATTGAATAAACGGCTAAGAAATCGTCGGGGCAACTTAGGTATCGGTTATCTGAAGAGCAAACCCCCGTGACGTTTTTACGCAGACTTGGGAACTGGACAGTATTGAATATCCGCTGTTCAGCTTGTTGCGTAAACGTCGTCAGACTATCAGTGGAGAACGATGTCTCCAGATAGTTTTGGATCTGCTGCTTAAGGGAATACCAATTCACGCCATCGGACCCCTACACATAACGCCTTTGGTTGCAGCCCCAGCACCACGCATCTTGATGCCTGTAGTCTTAACCTGACTGTTAGGATTCATCGCCACACCATGTGTTGGTTGCCAATCCTTGGGCATATTGTAAGGCATCTCTTTGCCGGGATTAGGAGAAGCAACTACCTTAGCCCCGGTCATCGTATGCGGCTCGGCATAAGTAGATGCTTGACCTACTTCTTTGCCGCCCATCTTCATGGAATATTTAGCCATCACTTACCTCTTTGGTTAGCGACCCGTGCCAGATTACGTCCTTCCCGGCGCATCATTTCAGAAGTCGGACCACCCTTCCTCATTTTCTTAACATCAGGATCAGGATGTGCTCCCTTGCCTTTTGCCATATGCTTTTTCAGCGCTTCCATCGTTTTCATGTCTGCTCCTATGCGGCTGTGACACTGTTTAAACTTGACTGACCCACCAGATGATTAGGGGTCAGATCGGCATCGTAGGATCGGGAACCACCAACAGGATTGAAGCCCCACTCAATCACACGGCTTCCTTCAGAGGGAACTCCGGTATATAGCGGGCTAGGCCCGACATCGTTGTTGGTCTGCATCCCGTTGTATCCTGACTGGTAGTAAGAGTTGGAATCGGGACGTGGATTCCGAACTGCTTGCGGGTCATTAACCGGATACATCCCCAATTGCAACTGAGGTTGATCAGGTTCCCAGCAAGTAGGACACACCAGTATATTGACATTTTTTGTCTTAATTGTCAGCGGTTTTAACTGTTTAAGCTTGTAGCGAAACCCGCATCTGTCACATTGCGATATCGCATACTTACCACTAGCAAACTGATTAGGCATTGCCGCCAGTTCCTAAGAAGCTTTGCCGTGGCACAAAACGGATAGGAGCCTTCTCCCGATCTTCATCGGCAGCAAACTGCCATGCCTCATCATATTGAGCTTTCAGCATAGGCATCCGCTCCATAGCCTGTGGGATCTTCATGGATAGTTTATAAGCTAATCCCGCAATCAATGCCTCTTGGAAGCGGAAGGGAATGTCTTCAACATTCACCCCGTTGCCAGCATCCTGAAGTCTTCGTAAACGCCAGTAGATCAGGTAGTAATAAGGTGAAGAGACTGAACCCTGATCAGGAGCAGGCCATACTGTTACGTTCGGAAACTTTGTATTCGTAACCGTATCGCCCGACGTATGAGACGCAGCCGTCGTATTATTCTGGCCGCGCACCACGTTGTTAAGCGTTGCATATGCCGAAGTTCCAGTTGCAACATTCTCAGCTTGTGTGGTGGTTCCATAGTAGTACACCGTTTCGGTATCAATGTTTGCATACCCTGCATAAGGTACTTGAGCAAGGCTGGACATTGGAATGGTTGTGACTGTGGAATTTATATTTGCAGCTAAGGTGCCGGTAAATGTATAGGTCTGACCACCCTGTCGGTCAATGTAGATCTGGATGGGTCTACCCGTAGCCAGTTTATTGGGGATGGTTGAGTAAGTACTGACCGAGATCCGGGAAATATTGATGTCTGTCTGGTTTGTTCCCGTGCCGGTGCGAATGATGGTCTCAACTAGGTCAACCGTATTGATGGGCAATGGGTAAGTAATCTGGTTAGCCATCAGCATGATAGACCCTTGCTCTAGAGTCCAGAGGTTAATCCCGCGATTAGCCCACTCCGATAGCATCAAGTTTAAACTTCGCCTTGCCGTTCTCAGGTCATAGCCCGAACGAAGCTCTTGACCACAACGCTCAAAAGCTTCTTCCACAATCTCATTGAGATTGGGATTGAATGTGGTAAGTCCGGTTGTACTCATTTACCTACCTTCCGAAATGGGGCCACCTTTTTGGCAATACTCTTGGGTTGAGAAACAAACTGAATCCCTTTTGATTTTCCCGCTCTTTTGGCTCGGGTGGTTGCTGCATACTCTGCTGATGAAAGAGATTTAATCGCCGCCTCTGGGAGATAGCGCTCCCCAGTATCAGATGACCTCTTGCCACTTTTAGTCCTCCACTTTTGTTGAGTCCAAGCTTTCAGAGATTGCTGCGGGGCTTTCATGATGTATACCCGCCACCTTTTTCTTTGTACCGCTTCGCTAATAGCTGTGCCTTTCTGGCCGACCATTGCCCTGCTGCTGTACCTTGCACCGCAGCATTTTTAATTTGATTGAACAAACGCTTACGCATGGATGGCTTTGTATAGTTACCAGCGGCATTAACCGATCCACCTTCTTTGAACTGTTCAAAGTCGGTATCGTCCCGGCGTTTCTTAATCTTTGCTTTGGGCATCTTAGATGGGTTGATTGCACCCATACCTCGGGATGGCATCATTGCGTTGCTCCTGACATGATTCCTACATTTGCCATAGGGCCAGCGGCCTGAGTGTACTCCGGTGTAGGCAAGTTGAATATCCCATATAACTGTGGTGATGGAACAGAAGGGTATCCATAATCAACATAAGGCGTCCCATTTGCGTCAACCGTGGTAGGAAATGCTACAAAATCATTTTGCAAAGGTGGTGAAACGGGCGTTGTAGGAACAACTGGCACTGATGGGACAACCGAAGTAGGCGGGGTTACAGGCGTTACCGGACCTGTTGGCTCTACAGGTGGGACAACTGGCACATTTATAACAGACTGATTGTTAACAGCACCTGTATCAGAAGGCGCTTGTACGGTTGGTAATTGACCGGAAGTATCGGCGGTAATTGGTGAATTTAAAATACTATCTAAGATAACATTTTGTGTGTTTGAACCGGCGGGTAATGTTGACGTACCACCTGGTAACCCGCCAACAGCACCTGTAGTAGAACCGGTAGATGATCCTCCAGTTGTGCCATTAAACACCCCGCCTACGGTTCCGCCAGGAACTCCGGAAGTGCTGGCTCCATCAGTCGTTCCTAATGTTGCTCCAGATGAAGCTGTTGACCCAGGGGCTTGGCTTGACACTACACTGGATGGTCCACTAGAAATTACCGAGGGGGTGCTTGGTGAAACTTCAAGAGAAGAAGCCCCAGGAACTTTGCTGTCTGTTGGCTCCACAGGCTTTTTAAGCGGGATGCCAAACTCACTGCTCATATCTAATGGATCTATAGCACCTTTAACGCCGAATACCGTCAATTGTGATGGTGCTGTTTGAACAACTGCTTCTGCACCTTCTTTTTCGCCTGTTAGTGGGTTCACCCAAATACCTTGACTTAATACATCTCCTACTGCCGCGACTTGAGTCCCAAGCGAACTATCAATTGAAGATCCGGGGTATTGGATGCCGCCAGAAGAAGCCAAGTATTTTTGCTGATCACTGTCTAGTGCGGATATATTTAGTTTGTTAGAAGTTTTGGATGGGTCAACACCAGAGCTAATTTCATCAATAAGACCTTTATTTTGCTCAACAAATTTCAAAACAGCCAGAGGGTTGTTTGCCAACGCAGTAATATTATTGCCGCCGCTAAAAACAGTCTGTGCTAAAAACTTAGCTTGGTTGGATGTAACCACCCCATCAGTTGCTTTAACAATAGCCTCTGTCACTATGGGCATAGAAGCTGAAGTAAGAATCTGAGCAGGATTGATCTGGCCTGATGATATAAGCTGGCCGACGGCGCTTCCTGCGGCTCGGGACATAGCTATTGATGAACTAGCATTTTTATTTACAAAATCTTGTGGCAAAAGACCGTAAACATAATTAGTGACTTGTTGCGCTACAGCAGGGGCTATCCCACCTGTTATAAACCCCTTTTCAAAATCTCCGCCCGATGCTTCAGACACCAATCCGTTATACACGCCTTTGACAATTGTATTTGCAGCCAAAGAAGCTGCTGGCGCGGATAAACCTGATGACATCAACATACCTGTTAAGCCTGTGCCAGCAACAGCTTCACCGCCAAGTGCAGCAAGCTCTACACCACCGACCGCCGTGCCAATAAGTTCTGGCAATAAATAAGGAGCAACTACAGCAGATATTAAAGCTACAGGCATGGCGTATTCTTGAACGCCATACTTCTCTCTCCACTGACTGGTTACACCTACGCCACCAACGCCATCTTTAGATGTAGGCGCAAGGATGTATCCAGTAGAACCTTTGCCCGATCCTTCGGAGCCAAACTCCCAAGCACCGTTGTCGTATCGTTGGTCTGCTGCGTGTAGCTCTTTGCCGGTTGCTTTGTCGTAATAGATGACGTGAGGCACGGTTACTGTGCGATAGTCCGTATAAGTACTATCACCGCTTCCTGCCGTAAAAGCATCTTGTGTTTGTCTATTTTCAACTTTAGTAACAATATTCCGAAGGTCAGTCACCCCAAGGTTTGTGAGGTAATTGGTCATCTTCTCGGCGTGGTGATCCCAACCTTCATTCCTGTCCCACGTTCCTGACTGCTTGCCGCTGTTGGTTAGTTGATTTAGCTGGAATGACAACCGCTCCGAAGGAGACCTGCCCATGTCTGTCTGGGTTTCTTCCAGCGTCTTAACGAATGATTCTTGCTTGTCAGGTGCTGCAAGGTACTTAGCCACCTCATTGAACGGTATGTTGTTGTCTTTAGCAAAAGTGACGATCTCGGTGTAATCCAACCGATTGTCACTCTTCTCCAGTTCGTTTAAACCTGATGTGATGAACGTATCCCGGCGGTAAGCCCCAAGATCTTTTGCCGGTACACCCAAAAGTGTTTCAGCCTGTGCATCTGTCAGTTTGTTTGTGTCTACAAACTTGGCAACATCTGCAACCGTTGGTTTCTTATCACCAAGACTTGTTACAAAATCACTGTACGTCTCTCGTATGGTCCGTTGTTCCGGGGTGAATTGTTTTTCCTTGGTTAATGATGCTGCAAGTGATTCCTGATCCGCGCCAAAGTATCGCTTTACAAAGTCATTTATACTCATGCCTGAGCTGTCAACAACATCAAGTATTTCACTAAGCGATAACTTTCCGTCGTCAGCTTTTTCTTGGTTTAAACGATTGGTAAGTCTTGTGTCAGTTCTATACCCAGACAGCTCACTTGGGGAAATTCCAAATAGGCTAGAAGCTTGATCGTCTGATAATTGTTTACTTTCAAGATATTTAGATATCTCACCGTATGTAAGCGGATTGTCCTTGTTGAATTTACTTGTGAATGCGCTGTAATCGTCTCTTAAGTCACGTTGTTCGGGCGTGAACTTGGATTCAGACTTAAGTCCTGTTAATAGGTCAGTCTTACCTTGACCAAAATACCGCGTAACAAAATCATCTATAGTCATTCCAGATGCTTCAATTTCATCCAGAATTTCGTTGTAAGTTAAACCGCCAGACTCTTTCTGTTTTAGCGACGCGTTGATTGTGTTGTCTATGTCTAACGTGTTAAGAGCTTTTGCCGTATCTTTTGCTTGAATGCCAAGCAAATCTGATAAACCTAGTTCTGGATTAATCCCAGATTTTCTAAGAGCGTCAGCAAAAAAACCAAGGTTAGAAGAAACTGTTGCCTTGAATTCAGTAGTAGACTGATTAAAAAACTTGGCTAAATTTTCTAACCCAATACCTTGTTTAATGGCGGCGCTTACGGCGTCTTCATAAGAAACCGACTTTATTGTTTTTGTCGGATCTTTAGGGTCAGTAATATCTTTTGCTAAAGCATTAAATTGCTGCCTGTCTTTTTCATAAACAAGCGAATTTGTTGTTACACCGGGGATGACTTTGGTTAAAGCGTCAGCCACGGTTGCATACGGCAGTTTGTTTTCGTCTGCGTACTTAACAACCTTTTCTATGCTTATCTGGTTGTTATCAACCAGTCCAGATACATCCTTAACAATCTGTGCCGCTTCTTTTGAACCCACTGATGCTTCAAGTGCGGCATTAACTTGCGACTCTGGTATTTTTAATTCGCTAGCTATTGACTTGATCTCTTCAACCGTCATGCCGTTTTGTATGGCACGGGTTACCGCATCGTTCAATGCCTGAGCTTGTTTTGCCTCAGCTTCTTTCTGGGCTTGTAGATCTGCTCTGTACTTATCAATCCAAGGCTTAATACCCTGATCCGCCGTTAAGCTTGGATTCTGTAGGAATGTCTGATACGCAGCATTCCTTTGCTCGCTTGTAGCTGTTTGTCCGGTTTCTCTTGCCCAAATGCTTATCGCGGCATCAGTCCTAGATTGCGCGTCAGCCTCTCTTTGTCTTTGGGCGGCTAGCTGAGAATTATAAGAATCTCTCTCGCTTGAAGACGTAAACATCCTGCCATCATCAGCCGGGTAGTATGTAGGAGGTGGTGGTTCCGGCTCTGGAGGGGGAGGTTCTGGGGGAGGTTCTGGGGGCTGCTCTTGAGGTTGTTCCTGGGGCGCAGACATCCCGGGCGCAACAATGCCAGCGTTCTGGAAATAACTTGTGATTTGCGATGCGGGCATACCGATCGCATCGGCCAACTGATTAACGTCCACACCAAACTGCTGCATAGCAGCAAGAATGGTGGATGGACTATTAAGGTTTGCTACGACAAAGTCGTAGACGCCCTGATTAAAGGCCACAAATCACCTTAGCAGGAATAACCACCTTTGGACATCTTGACCATCGTTCCTTTGGTCTTGCCTTTCATGGCAACACCATCTTTAGAAGGAGCAGCAGTCTTCACTGAACCCATCTTAGATGCACCCATGTAGCCACCTTTCTTCATACCCTTCATCTCGGCCATCTCGTGCTTGACCATAGACTTAGGTGCGCCTTTGGATTTCATAAAGGCAACTTCTTTCTTGACCATTGCTTTGGGCTCTCCACCCATCTTGTAACCTTTCATGGCTTTTTGCTCCGATATGCCAATGGCTATGGCTTGTTTGGGGTTAGTGACCTTTTGTCCAGAGGAAGACTTTAACTTGCCTTCCTTGAACTCACGCATGACTTTGCCGATTTTATCCATTAGATGTACTTCCCTCTAGTCTTACCACGCATGGCAATACCATCGGCACGTTTAGA